ACTGTTCTTGTTGTCGATGCCGCTAAGGCTTCGTTGTAAAAAAGAAACTGCTTGTCATCTGCGCCTGCACCAGCGACATGGACACTTACCCGAAAGGTGATACCGCTGCCTGTTCGATTGCATATAACCAAGGAGCTTACTGTTGTCTGGGCAAGAACAGGAACTGTGTAAAGCACCGTTGTTGTTGTAGCCGCAGGGTCTAGCTGGCCCAAAACCTTAATGACATCACTCATGACGCACCCATCAATAGAAACTGAAATCTTCTCATGGCTAAAGACCCCGGCTTGTCACTCTGGTGTTTTGCAAGATCAACATCGTTTTCCAGTTGATCTAAGGCAAACTCCAAGGTTCTTCTAGTGATTGCCTCGTTCTGAGTATTGTATTCCACTAAAGGGACAGGCAATGGGTTTCTACGTCTTTCAGCCATTACCTTCTCCCATCCTGTCTCATGCCAAACCTGAACCCACCAAGTCGCCAGCCAAATCCAGCTTGATCTGACTCTATTCTTAGATTGGCATGCCTAGATCTAGTCCTAATGTGCGACTGCTTAGTGGTGGCAGTAATCGTGGATGAGGCTAATGATGTCGAGGATTCTAAAGGGAAGTCGCTTCCTTTGATTGTCATTGTAATTTCAGGACTAGCACCGGCAAAGGTGAAGTCGGGAAGCACTCTGTCGATCATTACAAAGTTATTGCCATCGCCAATTGCAAGATCCCCGGACTCTATATACGCAGTCATTGGGGAGCCGTCATCATCAAACCCAACTTCGTGATTATAGACAAAGTTATTATCTGAGTTAGATATTGTGCTAGAGGCAATAGGGCCATCAAGAACCCCGCTATCCAGCCAAGCACCCCTAGCCATTGTCCCTACAGCCCAGAGGTTTTCAGCGTAGTTATAGCTGACATAGTTGGATACTTCGCCGCTGTACCCTATAGCAGGGTAGAACCATATAATCTCTGAAAAAGCGTTATTCTCTGCCGCAAAAACTTTGAAAGATTGGGTAATATCTAAGCCGCTTAAAACATAGTCTTGGACTGAGCAAGCTATTTGCTGGACTGCACCGTTATATAGGTAGAATCCAGTTTTATCCATGAAGTAGACATTCCCTCTAGCATTAACAGCAGCATTGGGAGAGATCATGGATACGTCAGCACTAATTGTTGTGAACTGGAAAACAAACGGCGCACCTACAAACCGCATAGAATGCACAGATACATCAGTCCAGATCAGTATTTCCTGCCTTGTTTGGACGGCTCCAACAATCTCGCTTCCAGAGTTTACTCTTACTCCTCCAGCAGTGTTTGTGGCTGATGGTGTCCAATCAGAGGCATTCTCTTGATCAGACCATCTGACCAGCAAAGGGTCTTGAGTGGCAGATCCAAGCGTATTAGCTCCGAAAGCAATGACATGCTTATCATTGTCACTAACAAGAATCTGTGCCGACACTGTCGGACAATCAGAAGCCCCTCCTAGTTGGGCTATGTTAATAGCTCTGTTCGTTAGCCCGTTAGAGCTATCCCAATAAAAAATTCCACCGCCTCTTGCGTTAAAGATAAGGTCTTCGCCAAAGTTGTCTTGGCTATAAAGCCTTAACTGACCAGATACTCCAATTCCAGAACCGCTACCCCACGTTGAATCACCCCAAGGGTTAGATCCCCAGCCAGCAGCAGAAACATAGCTGTTGAGGCCGGTAGTAATTTGATAAGCCCCTACTGTTGACGAGCCACCATTACCATTGTCGCTTCCGCTGGCAGAAACAGAGTTTCCAGAGGTGTCTTTTGCGGAAATGGTGTAGGCGTTTGCGCTTGTAACAGATGCTATCTGATACTCTTGATTTAAGACTGCCGCAGTTATGTTGCCGTTTAGCGTAGCTGCACCAGAGAAGGTAACAAAGTCATCTTTAGCAGCACCATGAGCCGTATCAGTAACTACAAGAGTTGCGCTGCCATTAGTAGCTGCAAACGTCACATCACCAGCACTTGTTGTGCTTCTAAGCGGCGTTACATCGTTGGGGTTTATCCCCTCAAAGACGTAAAACTTTAAGTTAGTCCCAGCCCCTATATACTTTACAGTCTGAAGAGAAGCCCAAGCAAAAAGAGAACGGCAAATACCAAGGAAGGCTGTTGTATTAAGCTTTACCCATCCACCAATCTTTTCCGGTCTACCTTTTCTAAATCTTATCTTGTCAGCGTCAAACCATCCAGAATCAGCAGTGTATTCAGTGCCTTCCTTATCTACACCGGGAGCAAACTCTATTTTTTGCAAAGGCATTCTTGTTTACTCTACCGGCTTTGTTGAAGCTTTTTAGCTTGAAGATCACTCAAAAGTTGCTCAATCCCTTGTGCGCCTCTAAGCCTTTCTCCTCCACTCCTGCCGCCAACATAAGGAGCTTTAGGCATAACAAACATTCCATCGCTAATATTAGAGGTATCTAGCTTTGCCAGATTATAGCCAGCTATTTCTTCTTCTCTTTTCAAGAGAGCATCGTATTCATCATCAGTCATTCCGGGTACTTCTAATTTAGCTATACCTGCTAAAAGCTTTTCCATAGATGAACCGGCTCCGGTCTTGCCACCCCCAGCAAAGTTAAAGTTTCCCAGTTGTCCAAGACCCATCGCATCTAATGCAGAACGCCTAAGATCTCTTTCAACTTCTTCGCGGGATAATCCTTTTTCTTTAGCTACAGCCTCTGCTGCTTTAAGATAAGTTTCACCATCAATAGACCCTGATTGAGAGCCAGCGACTAACGCTCCTTGTATCTTAGTGTTCCAGTCATCATCGTAGCCCTCGGATGGCCCTTTAGCTATCATCCAATCAAGCCACTCGTCTTCGCTTATTTGATCATCTCCATCTACATCCGCTGAACCAACCCCGTCTTTTTCAGCGTCATCAAATCTTTTGAAATTTGATTCCGTATAAGGTTTACCATCATATCGAGTGCCATACTTATTACCCTCTGGGTTTGGAGGAGGGATTAACTGGCTGGGCAAAGTTCCCGGCATATAGTTTTGAGCAGCTTCTGTAGCAGAATAAGCAGCAAGCTCTTTTTGGTCAATTTTCCCATCGCTGTTGGTGTCTTCCCCGCCATCATTGAGAATATAATTATAAGACTCTGCGGTTAAAGGGTTTCCTAACCGATCCGCCCCGTAACGGTATCTTAAATCCATAAATGGATCATCCGCAGGGGGTGTTGAGGTTTCAGGTTCTGGGCTTGATTGAGGGGGAGCTTGGGTGTTTCCTCCAGCGGGAGGCTGATTATTTCCACTATAAGGGTCGTTTCTGCCACCATAAGGATTAGCTGGGACTCCAGAGCCACCCATACCTCTACCGTAACTTCCTCCAAAGAACCCGCCTATCCCGCCACCGCCCTCATCACGATCATCAACGCCGTTCATGTTTCTGTCTTGAAAGTCAGCAGTTCTTATTGGGTTGTATCCACCACCTCCGTATCCACCGCCGCCTCCTCTACCGCCCTTGCCCCCACGAAAAGGAGCAGGCATAAAAGAACCCGGATAATCTGGACGACTTCTAAGCTGATCAAGCATGTTTAAGGAACCCATACGCCTGTCTGACATAAGATCTTGAGGGCCAGACATAGCTGATATTAGGTTTTGCGTTCTTACTGGAGAGCCATAGCCGGGATCTCTAAAAGGGATATTAGTTGGAATTACTTGACCCATTCCTCCACCTCTAATCGAGCCAAGGGTATCTCTACCCATCCCGTAAAAAGGAGCGGAGTATTGGTTTCCCCCGCCAAACCCGCCACTAAAGCCTCCATTATATTGGGGCATTATCTGCTGATTAGGGCTGAATCCGCCATATTGCGGCATTCTTCTCTGATATGGGTTATTACCAAACATACAATTCTCCTGCTAGTTGGCTTGAGCCAGCATTCTATTTTTTAATCTTTCAGCCCTTTGAGGGGTTTGTTTAGCCCAACGGCTATCCATCATTTCGACTGATGCTTTTTCCCAGTCAGATTCTTCAATCGCCTTACCCATCTGCTTAAAGTTGCTAAGACCTCTTTGTCCTAGCTGAAAACACATATTTACCAAGATATGCTGCACCTCTTGAGGCAGATCATTCCAGTTATTGTAAATCTTCATACAGCCGCTTATTGCTATTTGTACGTCTTCTTGGAACAAAATGTAGCAGCGGTCTTCTGTAATGTACTGATCGTCAGGGACTTCCTCCCAATTTATGCCGAAAATATCTAATTCTTTCTCTGGATCAGTGTCTAATATTTTGTGACCAATTCCGATAGTTGCATGTAACTCACTGCAAAGGTAGGCGTGAAGGACTTTGCCTTCATCGGACGAAATCTCTTCATACAGATCTTTAACGTCTACCGTCATCTAGATAACTTCCCAACTAAATAGCCAAAAACAAAACCAATAACTAATATTATTTCCATTATTTGTCATTTCCGTTGTTTTTAGAGTTAGTGTAAGCCTGACTACCAAACCAAACAGAGATAAGACCGCCTACGCTAACAAAGTAAATTGAACTCATATCCCCTAGAACTTCAGCAGACTTGTCTAATCCTAACAAGTCACTAATAACAACAAGCGAAGGGTAGAGCAGCATTCCAAGTAGGGCCAGCCAGCACATATTTTTTTGGGCATCAGCCTTCTCATGCAAGACTTCTAGCTGCT